CTTGGACTCTTGCTCGTTTGCGTTGATCCGCACCTTGCCCTGAGCAAAGTCTTCCCGAAGGGCTTCTTCGGCCTGCTCCACAGTTATTGCACCAGACACGATTTGTGGAGTCAGATCCTTTTCAATCCGCGCTGCCAAAACTTTCGATTCTTCGGCAGACATCCGGAGGTCATTGGCTTGGATCTTAGAGGCGTTCATCGCCATCTGAGTCTTGGCGTACTGAGTGCTGGACAGCGAACCAGTACCAGACTTAATGGCATTGAACATCTCCCGAGCAGCCCGGGGGTCATCCGAGGTCGCCATCAGTTCAACCAACGCATCCACAGCAGCGTTGTTGACGCGGTTAGAGGCGACACCCTGATTGACCATCTCATCCAGACGCGACTGGAGCGTCCCTAGGGCCTGCTGGCTGACCGTTGGGTTTGGACTGGTCCAATCCTGAGCCGCCCGCTGGACCTCTGAAGCCACCCCCGTCAGGATCTTCTGGGTGTTGTGTTCAATGACGCGGCCTTCATGCTTGGCCTGCATCGTCCCCATGAAAGGGTTAAACGACTCGTAGAAGGACCTGCTCATGTACGACGCATCGCCCATGAACTGGTTGACATTCTGCGTGTACTGATAAGCAAAGGCATCGAAGCCCCGGGGGTCATCGAGGAAAGTCGGATCTTCTGCGATCTTCTTTTCCAGCAGACTCTCAAAGTTAACCCGGGCCTTCATGGCCTCAATAGAGCCGCTGGCCTTCTGGGCACCGATGGCAAACCACGGGTTCTCCGTTGGCTTGATCTCACCAGACTGAACCAGTTGCTGGTAAGACTTCCGGCTCTTGTTGACCAGATCCATACCCTGCTGGACCTGTTCTTCGTTCCATTCCTGCTTCAGGCCCCCAGCAAGACGAGCCGCGCTGACCGACAGGTTGCTAAAGGCTTCCGCAAACTGAAGAGCATTCTGGACCGTCTGCTGGTCATACAACTCCGCAGCCACCGCATTCTGGCTGGGCTGGATAAAGGTGCTGACTGGTTGGGCAGTTACGCCAAGGTTGGGTCGTGCTTTAGCCATGATTATGGTCCGGGAGGAACGCTGCGAACCCCGGGAATAAGCCCACTAGGGGGTGGAGGGGTTACTGTCTGGTTTGCCTGAGCCCCAACACCATCCGGAGTACGGAATGACTGGAGGGCACTATAGGTACTGATACCCGTGGTAACACCGTTGATCAGCGGGAGCCATGGGCTGGGGTTAGCAGCAGGCGGCAGGGGGGCCGGGTAGCCACCATTGATGGCACTCTGACCACGGGCGTAGATAGCCTGAATCTCCATACCCATCTGCGTCCGCATATTACTGAGGTTTCGGAGCGCAGCAGATTCAAACTCCAAGACATCGCGGTCAAACTCAGCATGGAGGAGATCAACACTACGACCTTCAACCCCAGCAGCAGCAGTCACCGTAGTCGCCGTAGCCTTGGCCTGACGGGCGTTACGAGAAATCCCCTCTAGTTCCTGCCGAACCGCAGAAGAGCGTTCGATGTTCTGGCGGACAGTCTGATCGACCTGTGAGCCCACATCCCGGATGACTGCCTCAGCGTTCTGGAGATACTGCTTGTTGCCAGCGACCCCAAGACGCGACCTATAGGCATTCTGCTCCTTTGCGGCCTTGTTCTGGGCACTTGCCTGAGCAGCAGCAGACGCAGCACCAATGGCTACTGCCGCTGTAATCCCAAAGTCACACATTTCGGTACCTCACAAACTCAATGAATGGAAGTCCCTGCACCCCATAGTGGGGAACAGTTCGGACAAATTTGAAATCAAGCCATTGCAGCCACCTGATATGCACGGTGTTGCGCTGGTCAATTAGGTTATACAGTAGTGGGCTTTGCTGCTGCAAATAGTCAACCCACTTACGAGACTTTTTCAGGAAGTCCCACTTGTAGTCGAACAAGCAATCCGATCCAAGCATCCAGACCCGAGCCCCAATAGGATCTAGGACATACCCAAACATAGCCAACGGAAGTCCGTTGCTTTGGGCTTCGACCGTAAAGCACTCCGTAGACAGCCTGTAGGCCATATCCAGAGCCTCTTGGGGTTCCAGTCCACTACAAGCAGCCACCTCATCCCGATCAGCCTGACGCATATCAAGGGCCACTATGGCCGGATCGGTTGGTCTGGTATACCGGACATCAACGAGCATCTTCGCGGAATCGTGTGAACTCGCCTTCAATTTCAGCACTCAAGAACTTGGACGGTAGGTGGGAGTTGTTCTTAATCTTCAGCACTTGAGCATCGTTCCTGCCGTAGATCGGAACTTTGAAAGTGCCTGTAGACAAGTTTAGGGCTCCAAGAACTGCGGTGCCCAAGATCTCACCAGTAAATGGATACGAGAATTGGTTTTCAGTTCCGAGAGTGGAAACCACTTCAAAGTACCCAGTATCGGCATACTGCACAACCAAGTACTTCAGTTGATACCGACCATTGATCAACGACGCGGGGCTGGTTCCTTGCGAGGCTTGTCGCAGATACTGAGTGGAGAACTGGTACTCCATGGTGTACGGCAGTCCGATCCAAACATCCTTGTTGCTGTAATTACCTTCAACCACCACCTTACCCGGATCGCCCGTGTTTGGGGAGTTGTATGCATTGCCCCCAACAACCTTGGCTACATACCCATCCTTGGTAACCACTTGGATCTTATTGGCGGCGTAAGAGAACGGAGCCGGAAGGGTGAATGAAGTCGTGTTGGAGGCTTGATTAGGAGTACCCTGACCAGCCGGGTAATACTTGCGGGCATCGAGGTGGGTAATCCAGTTCTTCCCGCTGGGAATAATGTCGTTAAGGCCTGCACCCATGCGGATCTTTTCAATGGTCAGGTAGCCAGTACTGGCGGTGGCTCCCGTTCGCATGAACACGACATACAGATCCGACTCAACAAAGGTACACCACAACGGCTTGCAATAGTTCCCAGCGATCCCAGAAGAGTCAGCAAAGGTGAACTTAAACCAAGCGGATTGAACGCGGGTATCGCCACGGTTCAGATACCGATAGCAATACAGTTCGTCGTTGGCAATCAGTACAGCAATGTTGTCGTGGGAGGTTGCTGCAAGGTGCTTTGGGGTGCCAACAATGTACCTAGAGACATTGTCAGTCAAGTCGTTGGCAATGTAAGACCCATCAATGTTTGGCTGTGGGACCAACTCACGAACACCCGAATAGCCGCCGTTGTTGTAGGTAAAGAAGATCGAGGAGGCGGTGGCAATGGGATTGACTATGTTGCTTTGGTTTTCAAAGTCACCAGTAGTCAGGATGGCAACATTCTTGGGACTGAAGACATCGCCACTACGCATCACCATTTGGTTCGTAGGGGTGAACAAGATCAGGTCCCGGTTGAACGGGATTGCAGAAGCAATTACACCCACCTTGGATGCCGAAGACGCAATATCAATCGGATCCGTATCCAACAGATCTAGAACCGTGGTCCTCCAGAAGTTGAAGAACTCCGAGGTTTCGCTGAAGATCAGGTTTTCCCCAGCCATGAAACCAAGCCGACTCTGGTAGTAAACCATGTCATTGATCTTGGTTCCAATGAATGATGGGTCGGGATTGGTTTCTTGGTCCCCAACATTCCGGTTTGTCCAGTCGTAGCCGTTATACAGGCCCGCTGGACTGCCCGTGGGCAAGCCATCTCCGACCGTTGGAGTCGTTCCATCAGCCGACTTCAGCATGAAGGTGCTATCAGACTGGCGGATCAAGATCTTCGGCATCGTGGCCGGGTTGATCTCGTACTTGATGCCGGGGGCCACAGTCTCGACCCAAAGCCCCTGCCCAAATGAAACCCCACCAAAGGTCTCAAACTTGACCCAATAGTCATCGTAGTCGGCTTCTGGGCTACCCGCAACACGAACCATGTATCCATCGGGAGCGCATGGGGGCAGATCTTCAAACCGCTCAACAGCGTTGATAATCAGCGTCAGCCCTTCGCCAGCAAAGTCATCTTCGGTGACTACTTTAATATCGGTTGTACCCGCTTTGATCCAAATAACGCTGTCTTTGTAAATCGTGCCACTAAGGTTGGCATCATTATTCAAGTCATCGGCCAAGTCTTCAGCGGCGTGGTTAGTTCCTAGATCACTATTACCGGTTGGCTTGTGTATGGCTGTAACCGTTGTTGACGAGTAAGTAACAATGATCTTGTGTTCGCGTTCGTAATTAGCCTGACGAACCCACACCAAAGCATTTCGATTGTAGTTCGTAGGAAATTGCGCTGACACATTAGCCGTCAATGCCGGAGTATCAGTCTTATTGAGAATAAAAGTGACATCGGCAATCGTCAAAGCCACTCGTTCGCTGGCAGCGGCAGTACCAAGTCCAGCAAACGAGGACTGAGTAAACAGGGTCTTTCGATTACCAGCAAGATCGAAGATGTCCACCGTGCCGTCCTTGAGGATGGACATGATGTACTTCTCGTTGGCATCTCGCTCAATCAGGTGGAAGAACGGCTCATCGGCCTTGTTGGGTTGACGCAGGATGTTCTGCGAGTTCCTGACTGCGGCAACAAACTCCGTAGGAGGACGCTTGATCAAGCCTTCCACAGGAGATGGAACGGCGTTGGTGATTGCGTCGGCTTCATTGATATTCCGAATCGTCGGAGGCTGTTGACTAACCCCACCAATGAGATTCGGAATCGGAGTGTGAATGTAGGCCATCAGATAACCCAGTAAGAGCCGCGACGAATGAGGGTTCGGGCGACATCGTATGAATCGAAGATGCTGTAGTCAGCGGTGTCCATTTCGTACTCTTGCAGTTTAGCCAGAGCCTGAATCTCATCGCTCTGGGTGAAAGAGTGGAGTTTGACCGAGCCCACGACACGATCTTGGAAGATCCTAGCAGCCCGAATGGCAATATACCGACGGGCCTCTTCTGGAAGTTCCTCATACTCCAAGAAGTACACCTGAACAGTCTTCAGCGAGGTATCGAAGACAAAGGAGTTGTTCTTGTTGTTGTACAGTCGGTTTCCGCGAACAGCAACATCTTGACCGCTGGTGGGATCGACATCGACCCGCACAATCGAATCAGCGATATAGATAAACCCAGTTCCAGTTTCTGGGGTCATCTCAATGTTCACGGATGTATTGAAGTGCCACCCATAAGACAGAACTTCCCGGGTGACTTCATCCAGAACGGAAGTGGCAATAAGAGCATCAGCCCGCTGAGTGTTGAGACTGTTGATCGGGCTTTCACCGATTGAACTCAACATGGTGTTGATGGCCTGAAGCCGCGTTGTCTTGGTAAGTGGCATAATGTTCCTCAAACAAAAGAGGGGATGGAACCCAACTAAGGGAACCATCCCCCCTTTTAACTCACAAACCTACTGACCGATCAGGTACCAGCGATCAGTTCGTGCAGGCATTCTTCACGAAGAACGCCGTGACCCATCGCGTACTTGGCAAGCATCAGGGTGCCCATGCGCTCCATGATGTAATCGCTTTCGACGCTCAGGTCCATCAACTTCACCGTAGCAAGACCTTCGCGCTGGAAGACAACACCACGGTTAGTGCTGAAGTTGGCACCGGAGTAACCGTTACCTTGCGCACCACCCGGATCGTTCTTAATCTGGGAACCTGCAAAGAAGGACGAAGGCGCGCTTTCATCAGCGGTCGGCAGGTGGGTAGTCTTGAGAATACGAATACCCGCAACCGACATGATCATACCGCTAGCCATGCTACCGTTGCCTTCGTTACCGAAGTCGCGGTTGATCGCATCGCTGTTTCCGTTGACAAGCAGATAATACTGCGTGGGATCCAGCAGGCAATAACGATCGTTTGCCGGAACATGACGCTTGTCCATCTTCTCAGCAACCGAGAACAGAGCGGCGGTCAGGCTATCGCTGTCGGTACCGATTGCAGTCTGAGTACCACGGAGCAGAGTATCCGAGCCTCCGAAACGATCCGCTTGGTTGCGGGCACCAAGAATGGCCGTTCGGATAAGAGCGCGGTCTGCGGCATAAGCAAGGGCACGACCGATTTCCGTTGAGTAAATAGAACGGACATCGTAGTGGTTCTTCATCTCATCAAAGTCAGCCACAAAGACCGAAGAAGTCAGAACATCATCGATGCTGATGATCTTTTCGTTGTGACGGATCCGGCTGAGATACTTGGAAGCAGTCGTGGAGGTCGGAGCAACAATCGCGCTGCCCGAGCCAGCACCACCAGTAGCAGTAATCGTTCCCGTAGTTTCCGGAGTCGAAAGCAGGCTTTCACCCGGAGTGTGGTACTTAGCGACGGCAGTACCAGTAAGCGGGAACTGAGCCTGCTTACCGCTAGCAATCGTGCGAACACGGTGCAGCGGCATCATCACATTGTTTTCTTCAAAGGTGGTGATGATTTCACCGCTGAAGACCTTCAGGAACAGCGCATCAACATCACCAGCAAGACTGGCTTGGCCGATACGCGACGGAGTCGTATTAAAAAGTGCCATGAGAAAAAATCCTATGTATGAAACACGATAGATGGTTGTAGTAGCCAGTCCTCAAGGTTGTCCCTCGCAAGGGGCCAAGATTCCTTAGCCTTTTCATGGCCCATCCAAAGCCACGAAATGAAAAGAGCCCACCGGAATAAACCGTATGGGCTCAAGGGGAAGTCCGGGGTTATAGGGGATGTTATGGACTTCCCGCCGGGATTTCCCCGGTGTCTTCTGGAACATCAGCGGCCCACCAACCAGCAGGAATTTCCACACGGTTGGAGGACATCACCTTAGTGCCGTCCTTTTGTACAACGAATACCCGCGCTTTCACAGGCTCCGCAAGTTGAACTGGCGTTCCCGGAGGGACCAGAATCACGGTGCTGTTGCACCCGCTTACGGAAGCGATCACGAACGCCCCCAGCATTAGGATCAGCGGTTTCACCTTTGACTTCCTTAGATGCAAGCCGTTCAATGAAGTGCAGGATCGATGTAACCAGTTGGTAGATCCAACCCATTACGCCGCCTTGTCGGCATCCTTGGCGAGAATCAGGCCAAGACCAGCGGTAACGGCAGCGACCACCGAAGCAACATCAAACACGGTAGCCGGGTCGTTATCCAGCAGGGCGATCACAGCCGACGAAACAGCGGTCAGGATCGTGGCAATGCCAAGGACGGTAGTCTTGGGGTTCTTCTTCATTAGCGGACTCCCATAGCGTTCGACAGAGCGACCCGCTTCTCGACATCCGAACGATACGCGGGGTCCTTGGCGTACCGGGGATCCTTCATGGCCTGCACGATCTCAGCAACGCTGCGGAAGGCCCCACCAGACGGCCCCGTGGTTTCGCCCTGAATCAACTTGGCTGCGGGGTTGCCGTTGGTCTGACCGTAACGAGCCCACAGGCCCTGAACAGCAACCTTGATCGTGCTGAGGTTACCGCTGTCCATGATCTGGTTGAAAGCATCAACCTCGTCCTCTGGCAGGTTCTCAGCAGCCCACGAAGTCATGGCCTCGTACTGGGATTCACCACCAACAAGGCCCATCACAGAGCCAAACTGCTGGTCCATGACGGCCTTCTGGCCCTCCACATAGGCACGGACAATCTGCTCCGGGATGCCCATGTTGGCGGTAATGGCCTGAATCGACTCATCGCTCAGGTCGCCGTTCTGGTAGAACTCAGTCGAGTACTGCTCAAGACTGTCAAAGCCAGTCTTCGGAGTCTCCTTGGCTCCAACCTTCTTTTCCAGTTCGCCGTAAGCCTTAGCAAGGTCTTCTGGG